GGGGGGGGGGGACCCCTACCCGTCATTTTATTTCAACGCTATATATATTTGTTGTCACCGTTGTCACCAATGCCCGGAAAGCCTTATTTTACAAGGGTTTTCGAGATGACAACACTATGCCTTGACCGTTGTCACCCCGTTGTCACCGTTGTCACCCGGAGAAAATAATCCGCGTTCGGCCCTGCCGTCTGTGTGTGGATGGTAATTTCCTCCAGCCGCCGGTTGTGTGATAATTCCATCAGGAGGTGAGCGTGGCATGGTAAGCGAAGCCAAGCGCAACTATGACCGCCAATGGCGGCATGACAACCCCGACAAAATGCGGGAGTATCACAAGAACACCCTCCGCCGGAAATACCTGGCCGAGTTCCTGGCGGAGCGGCAAAAACAGCCGATTTTAGGCAAAAAGGAAGTGCTGACCAATGGGGAAAGCATCCCAACGTAAAGGCGCGGCAGGGGAGCGGGAGCTGGCCGCCATCCTGGCCGATGCAGGATATACCACCGAGCGCGGCGGGTTCTGCTTCGGAGAAAAGCCCGACCTGGTGGGCCTCCCTGGCGTGCATTGCGAGGTGAAGCGGGTAGAGCGTTTGAACGTACCCGAAGCCATGAAGCAATCCACCCGGGACGCGGAGAAATTCCAAGACGGCATCCCGACGCTATTTCACCGGCGAAACCGGGAGCCCTGGCTGGTGACCATGCACTTGACGGACTGGCTGAATTTTTATCGGAGGTGGAAACCATGACCCAAGAATTGAAACACGACATCAAGAAAATTGACATCGGATTGAATATGACGGACTGGGCGAAGTACGCCACCAAGCCGGAGGAGGAGGACGAGGTGGCAATGGTGCCGTTTTGGCTGTTTGAAGCCGTGCGCCTCATCCGGGAGAAGTACACCAAGCGCCTTGCCCTGGCCGTGGGCGTGCTGGCCGTGGCGCTGATCGTGGCCATTGTGTGGAGGTGATGCTGATGCTTTACATGCGCGTTCATTGCGACTATTGCGGCGGCACGTTCGAGATTTACCCCAAGTTGAGGGAATACGACAAAGCCCGCCAATGCCCCCATTGTGACAGCCGAATTGACGGCACCACCTGGCGGGAGAAGATTCTGCCCGCGTTCAATGAAGTGTGCGAGGCCAACCTGGCGCTGGCCCGAGATCACGTTGACCATCACACGGCATTATTTGAAATCGACTTCATAGCCGACGGAAAATTTGCCAATGCAAAGGACGGTTATTTGCCATGACATCGAAGCAGGAGCAAGCCCTGGCCGCGCTGATGACGCACCGCACCCGGAAAGAGGCCGCCAAGGCCGCCGGGATAAGTGAGCGCACCCTGCGCGGGTACTTCAAAGACGCCGAGTTCCGCGCATGTTACCGTGACCAATGTACCGAGATCATGGTGGACGCCGCCCTGCAATCGAAACAGCTATTGCAAAAGGCGCTGGCCGTATTCGAGGAGATCATGGACGACCCGGAGGAGAAAAACGCCGTCAGGGCCCAAGCCGCCGACCGTGCGGCGGAATATGCCATGAGGTTGAGCGAACACGCCGACATCATGCAGGAGCTGGCGGAGCTACGGGAGGCAATACACCCGGATGAAAGCAACGATTAAAAGGGAGCTGGAGGAGCTGAAAAGGGCCGTCAAAGACCGCGCCGCCGGTTCCTCCAGCGTGGACATCATCCCCCATATTGCCGAATGTTACCGGCCTATACACGACGACATCATGGCCGGAGGACACCAATATTACAACCTCCCCGGCGGCCGTGGTTCCTGCAAAAGTTCGTTCGTTTCCCTGGAGATCATCAATCAGATCATGGGCGACGCCACCGGCATGACCAACGCCATCATTTTCCGCCGCATAGCTGGCACCATGCGGGAATCCGTTTACAGTCAAATTTCCTGGGCTATTGCGGAGCTGGGCGTGGCCCGTCTGTGGCGTGGTAAAGTCAGCCCGATGCAATGGGAGTACAAGCCCACCGGCGCGCAGATCATTTTCCGAGGCCTGGATGATGCTTCAAAGCTGAAAAGCATCAAGCCCCGGCGCGGGAGTTTTCGCCTTGTGTGGTTTGAAGAATTTGCAGAGCTACCCGGCCCCAATGTACAGCGGAGCGTGCTTCAATCCGTCGTGCGCGGAGGTGACCGCTTCGCTGTTTTTCGTTCGTTCAATCCGCCCATGAGCGCCAACAACTGGGCGAATCAGCTTGTACAGGAGCCCGACGACGCCGCCATCACCCTGCTGACCAATTACACCATGATAGACCCGGCATGGCTGGGCCCGTCGTTCCTGCATGAGGCCGAGCGGTTGCGGGAAGTAAACGAAAAAGCATACCGGCATGAATACCTGGGCGAAGCCGTGGGCACCGGCGGAGAGGTTTTCCCGAATTTGGACATCAGGGAGATCACCGACGAGGAGCTGAAGGGGCTAACCTATCTTTTCCATGGGCTTGACTTCGGTTTTGCCGTTGACCCGTGCTGTTTTCTCCGCGTGGCCTACGACAAGCGCACCGACACCATTTTTCTGATTGATGAGATTTACAAGACCCACCTATCCAACGCCAAGCTGGCGGAGGAGATCATGGCGAAGGGGTACCACGTTGACCACGCCAACGACTACCATAGTTATTTTACCGGCGAAGTATCAGAGGGCCGCGCCCGCATCGTGGCCGACGCCGCCGACCCCAAGAGCATTGCCGACCTCAACAGCCTGGGCTTGAAGGTGGCCCCATGCTATAAGCGCCCTGGTTGCGTGGAGTACAGGGTGAAGTGGTTACAATCACGGCGAATAACGATAGACCCGAAGCGCACGCCCAACGCCTACCGGGAATTTGTAAACTATTCATACGCCACCGACAAGGACGGCAATTTTCTTTCCGAGCTACCCGACGCCAACAACCATTCCATTGACGCCCTGGCCTACGCCCTGGAAAGATTGATTTACAGGAGCGGGAATCCCGCTTGAGAGCGATTTTCCGCCAACGTGGGCAGGGAATCCTCCACCCGGCCCGATGAAAACGCCTCTCATTTGAAAGATGGGAAGCCCCGACGCCACAAAGCCCTCCGCCGGTTTATCATCAAATATCACGACCGGGAAAAGCGCGGCCAACCACCCCCGCCAACCTCCAGCGCGGCGGCATGATGAAAAGCCGCTAAACCCTTGTGTGATAATGGTTTTCTGTTTATTGACTTCAAATATCATGAATGATATTGACAATATTAGAGCCCTATGTTACAATACGAGAGAAGGGAGCGAAAAGCCATGTACTACGCTTATTTGAGAGTATCAACCGAAACCCAAGCGGAAAAAGGCGGAGGCCTGGAAACGCAACGGCAGAACATAGAGAAGTATTGCACCACACACGGCATCGAGCTGGCGGCCACCTTTACCGACGCGGGCATCAGCGGAGCCGTGAAGGACACCGAGGACGACGAAGCCATCAGCAAGCGCCCCGCCCTGGTTGAAATGCTGGCGACCGTGAAGGACGGCGACACCATCATAGTGCTGAATACCTCCCGACTGTGGAGATCGGACACGGCCAAGGTTATCATCCGCCGGGAGCTGATGAAGCACCACGCCAAGGTGATAAGCGTCGAAAATGAGCGCTTCGACCTGTACGCCCAAAACCCCAATGACCGCTTTATGGACGGCATCATGGAGCTGATGGACGAATGGGAGCGCCTGACCATTGCGCTGAAGCTGGCGAAGGGCAGGACGGCCAAAGCCCGCACCGGCTGGAAACCGGCAGGGGT